TGAAACTACAACAGGTACAGATGCAGCTAGAGCTGTCACACCTGATGGATTAAAAGATGGTTATCAAGGAAGTGCTAATGTAACTACTTTAGGTACAATTGGAACTGGAGTTTGGCAAGGCACAGCTATTGCACACGCTTATATTGGTACTGATGCTATTGAAACAGATAATATAGCAGACGCGCAAGTTACAGTTGCTAAATTACATGCTGACGCAATTCAAACTTCTGGAGAATCATTTGCAGATAACGATACTAGCTTAATGACTTCTGCTGCTATTGATGATAAAATAAATACTAAATACGCTTATACCTACATGACGTTTAGCGCTAGTGCAGTGCCGACTAATAGTGGTAGTGATCCTGAGTGGATGTTTCCTAATCCCACAAAAGGTATATACGAAGAAGATTGGAATTCTGATAGTGGTATAACATCAACTACTTTAGAAAATTCAACAGCAGTAGGTAAAAACCACGCTGTAAACTCTATACCGTTACCACACGCTGGTGTTTTAGTTGGATTTCACGCTATAGGTAGAAATGATGATAGTAATTTATCATTTAAAGCTGGGTTATTTCATTCTAGTGGAGCTGGTACTGGAGATGGTATTGATTGGGGAAACTCAAGTATTAACCATGAATTTACTTTAGAATGCATAGCTACTGCTGATACATCAGGCGGTGTAAGTGGTTCGTCAAACTTTAAGGGTCCATGTAAACTAGTTTCTAATACTGTAAACAAAACAATAGCTGCTGGAGATACTATATTACCAGCTATAATGGCAACGGCAGATAACGCTACGGATGAAATATTTGTAACTTGGACAATAATATTAAAAATACCATTAACTATATAAAATTATGCCTATAATAAAAGATAAATACGGTAAGGGATCGCAAACAAGATCAAAATATTTAACAAGAGATATAAATAAAGCTATAACAACTAACGCTCCTACTGGACTTACAACAGCGCAAAAAAATGAAATATCAAAAGAAGCTTATAGAAGTTTACCAGAAAATATAACTGAAGGTTATTTATCACCTTCATATAATAGAGTAAATATTTTTCAACCTACTGTTGTTGATACAGTACAAGAGGCTTTTATACTACAGCCTGGCAATAGCTTAAATTCATTAATTATTAGTAATGTTAATGGTACTGCCGCAAATCAAAAAATAGGTTTATATGTGGGTTATGGAAATCAATCTACATTTAATTTTACTTTATCTTCAGGTGTTTTAATATCTAAAGGAAACGAAGATGGACAGTTGTCTGCTGTATTTGTTCAAAGCATTCCTTATGGAGTAACTATAGATCTTACCGATACTGTCTCAGGTCTATTTAAAAACGTAAATAAAATCTTGTATTTTTACACTACGGTCCAAAATTTAGGAGCTACTATTACTTATAATGTTACAAATGGATAGCTCAACAAAACAATATAATGTACCTATATGGTTGTCAAATTGGGTTTTTAAAGACGGTAAAAATAAAAAATATACCTTATATAATATTGTTGTAAAAGGACATACAAAAGGAGAAATATTTACTAACAAAAAAATTGTTAATAAAATCGTTAATAAAATAAAAGGAGGTGGTAAAAAACGTAAAATAGTTCCTGTAAATTTATCACTGATAAGCCAGCATGGTTATGGCATTAATGATAATTAACAAAATACACAATGTCTTTAAATGATGAAATTAGAGAATACTTATTAAGTAATCCACACTTAATGCGTAGTAAATACGCAGACACAGCTAAAAAATTTGGCACTAATTATGAACAAATAAGAACTGTAGCTAGAAGACTTAGAGAAAAGAACCCAGATACAGAACCTAAAGAAAAGGAGGTTATTAATTTTCAAGAAACAAAAACAAATGCCGTTTTAACTGCTGAGAATTGCACAAGGGTAAAGTCTTTAGAAGATTTATTAGCGGCTTGTCAAGTTGACCTAGACAATTGGGAAGTAGCTAAATATGATATAGGAACATATGAGGTAACAGGATTTGACAATGATAGAAATCCAGTAACAGTTACTATGTTTAGAACTAAAGCTTTTTTAAAAAGAATAGAGCCTGAACTTAATATAAAACTAGTCAAGAAACAACTTATTGAAGATTTACGTAATTTATCTCCTAAAGTTTCAAAAATTAAAAGAAAAAGACCTGATGATAGAAATGATTTACATTTATTAGAAATATCAGCTTTTGATTTACATTTAGGAAAAATTGGTATAAAAGGAGATAAGTATAGTATGGAAATAGCTGAAAACCGTCTTTTAAGCGCGATAGAGCACTTATTATACAGAGCTCAAGGTTATTACATAGATAAAATACTTTTTATTGTAGGGCACGATTTATTAAACTCTGATAAAGACTGGCCTATACCAGCAACAACAAAAGGCACACCACAATTTAATTCAGACTATCATATAGATATGTACAGACAGGCTAGAAAACTTATGATTAAAGCTATTGATATATTGTCTGAAGTGGCTGATGTTCATGTTATGGTAGTACCAGGTAATCATGATAGAGAATCAGTTATGCATCTAGGTGATACGTTAGAGCTTTATTATGATAACAATAAAAATGTAAAAGTAGATAACAATGATTGCCTGATGAAAGCATTACCTTATGGTAACAATCTTATTATATCAGATCATGGTGATGGTCCTAAAACAGCAAATCTTCCAGGTATTATAGCTCAAAGGTTTAAAAACTTATGGAGTGATACTGTATATGTAGAAGTACATAGGGGACACTTTCATACTAATAAAGCCATGAAGCTGCAGGCCATAGAAGAACTTAACGGTATAACTGTTAGAAATCTTTCATCTATGTCTGCAACAGATTACTGGCATGATAGTAAAGGTTTTATTGGTAATATAAAGAAAGCACAAGCTTTTATATATAGTAGACAAAATGGACTGCAAGGTATATTAAATTATAATGTTAGCGTCTAAGCTTAACAATATGCTTATCAACTCTTTTAAGCCATTTGAATAGTCTACGCCTATATTTAACCCATTTTCTAATTTCGTCTTGTTTTGTCATCTTCTAAAATTTTGATTAAAACGTTTTTGTTATGTAAAGGTCTAGCGTTTTTGCCTTTATGTAAATTCATAGAATAGTATTCTGAAGGTTTGTAAATTTGTTTAACCTCTCTTATTATTCCTTTTGTAGTATATTTTACAATCCACCGAGTAGCATCTTCGTGTTCGTATGTTTTTAAATGTTTTAAAAAACTCATAGTTTAAATTTTTTATGTGTATTATTTGTTATTTTGTACATTTTAATAAGCTTCATAATCATCAATATTATATTTACTTTTCCATTTGTCTAATTCATAAAAATACAAATCTCTAAATTTATCTACCTCTTCTTCTAATGAAGTTATTTGTTTTAAACTGTATAGGTATGCAAATATAGCACCTAATGTAATACCAATTATTAAGGTTAATCCAATAACAGTTAAATTTATTAGTTCAGGATTATTCATACCAAACTTTATATATTTTTGTACCATTAGAAGTGGTACATGCGAGTTCTTTCTTTTTTATTGATTTTTCTTGGGTTTTGCTTTTGTCCCAATATTTTGGATTTTTGCTGTTTAGCTTTCTCTTTTTTGTCATACTCTTCTAAGTTTTTTATTAGTTTATTGTTTTGTAATTTTAGATTTAATTTATATGCATATATAAATAAACTTATAGTTGCTAATATAACTATTATTAATATAAATATTTCCATTTTAAAATATGTATCTGATTTTATTCCAAGGTATTACCCTGTCATGTAGTTCTTTAAATTGTTTTATATACTCACGTTTTAACTTATAATTGTATCTAATATTTTCACATCCATATTCAGATATTTTAGTTTCTTGTACATTAGGCATCCACAAATCAATTTCTGTATTTGCATTGTTTTTAAGATTTAGTTTGTGTCTTTCTATATTATGTGTAAGAAATATACATTCTGCTAAAACATTTTCTTTGATTTCTATATATTTATCCATTAACCTAAATAACTCAAAATAATCATTAAGCCAACCATCATATACTATTATAGGGCTAAAATTAACATGCACATTATAACCAGCAAATGTAAAAGCATCAATAGCTAATATTCTATCTATAATTTTAGATGTATTTGGTTCGTGTATGTTTGCCTTACGCTGTGGCATTAAACTAAATCTTATACGTATTTTACCTTTAGGATCAAAATACAATAAGTCTTTATTTACATATTTAGTAGCAAAACTACCCATGATGTCTGGATGGTCTTTAAAGAATGTAAATATTTTTTCCCACTCGTGATGTTTAGCATGTAGTGCAAAGTCTTCATTACAGCTTATATCGTATGTAATGTATTCTTTATGTGTTTGGTTAGGTTTATCTACTATCGCAAAAGCAGCATGAGAATTTATTTCTGTAAGAATATCGTTAGTATTAGTAGCGACAGATAGGCCAAAAG